CAGAGAGGAGAGCTTTACTATCGGGGTAGACGTAGCTGAAGGCTTGGCTTACGGAGACTACTCCTGTGCTCAAGTGCTTGACTCTAAAGGTAACCAAGTTGCTTGCTGGCACGGACACATAGATCCTTTTGATTACGGAGCATTACTGTGTGTTTTGGCAAAGCGATTCAACATGGCTTATGTTGTGGTAGAAAGAAATAACCACGGACTGACAACGCTACGCAAGATGCAGGATTTAGGATATGCAAACTTATTTGTGGAGAGTTCTGTTGATGGTGCCTACGGAGATCGCTTGACAAAACGCGGTGGTTTCTTGACAACATCTAAAACTAAGCCACTGATCATAGATGGTCTTGCATCGTTGATTAGGCAAGGTGAAAGTGGAATTGCTGACATAGAACTGTTAAATGAATTGCGTACCTACATAATTGATGATAAAGGTGCTTTCAATTCTCAGTCAGGATGTTATGATGATCGAGTGATGGCTTACGCCATTGCCCTGCACGGATTAGCTTCTATGCCTAGACCTAGGCATCGCACTATACAAAAGCGATTTAGAACGCTCGACTCTGTGACAGGCTACTAATGATAATAGATGACGAAACAGATTTAAACGAAGAAGAAGAAGTTTTAGACGGAGTGCAGGCTCAAAGCATGCAGAGTCTAGGGTCTCGTCTCGCCGGAACTTTTCAAGAGTACAAAGACGCCCGTAAAGAAACTGAAGATGAGTGGCTTAAAGATCTGCGCCAGTATCAGGGGATTTATGAGCCTGATGTTCTCGCCCGTCTAAACCAAGCGTCTGGCTCTCGATCTAAAGTATTTGTTGGACTTACCAGAACCAAGGTCATGGCGGCATATAGCCGAATTATTGATCTATTATTTCAGAACGGCGAAATATTTTTTGGTGTAAACCCAACACCAGTCCCTCAAATTGACCCGCTAAAAGCGATGCAGATGCGTCAGATGGCTATGGAGCAAATAGCTCAAGCCAGCCGTCAAGATCCAATGATGAATCAGGATTTAGTCGCCGCTCGAATGGAAGAACTTGAAGAAGAATTCTTAGAGCTTGAGAAAGAAATAGCCGAGAAAGCCGCCGAATCAATGACGGTAGATATTGAAGATCAGCTTGTTGAGACTAATGCTGAGATGAAGCTCAAGGAGGCAATCCTTGAAGCTTGTATATTCGGCTCAGGTGCCGCTAAATCTGGCACAGTAAGAATCGATAAAAAGCAGTCCTACAGTCAAGTGCTTGACCCAGAAACGGGTGAGCAGAAGTATTCTCTATCTGTTCTTGAGAGCGTAATGCCTGACGTAGAGTCTGTTAGTATTTTTGATCTTTACCCAGATCCATACTGCACGACGTTAAATGACTGTGATGGATTATTCCGCCGTCATGTTCTTACTCGAAAACAGTTTAGAGATTTATCTGACCTACCTCAATTTGATGGTGACATGGTCAAGTACCTACTTAAGGTAAACCGTAACGGAAACCATACTGAAGAAGAACACGAAAAGACTCGAAGGCGAATCGCTGGAATCAATGAGAAAAGCGAATCTAGCCGTTTTGTTGTTATGGAGTATTGGGGAACTATAGACGGTTACGATCTAGAAGAGCACGGTATTGAGATGCCTGAAGGGGCTGACCTATCGGATGATTATTCTGCTTGCGTTTGGTTCTGTGACGGAAAAGTATTAAAGGTAATGCTAAACCCTATAGCGGGTTACAAAATTCCTTACCATATATTCCCTTATGAACGCGCCCCTCACCAGTTTTGGGGTACAGGCGTACCTCGCATGATGCGGGACTCTCAGGGAACTATGAACGCGGCTACCAGAATTTGGTTAGACAACCTTGCTCTATCCTCTGGCCCAATGTGTGAAGTAAACACTGACCTTCTTGCGGCAGGAGAAGATCCAACTGACATACATCCTTGGCGAGTATTCTTGCGTGAAGGTGGTGATGGTTCTATGCCAGCAGTTCGCTGGTATCAGCCGGTTGCCAACGCTAATGGCCTTAACCAGATAGTGGAGATTTTCCGCCGATTTGCGGATGAGACTACCAGCCTTCCTAGCTACACCCACGGAGAGCAAACCCAAAGTCTAAACAAGACTGCGACGGGTATGTCGATGTTGATGGGTGCGGCAAATATTGCGCTTAAAAGCACAATTAAGAATATCGATGACTTCCTTATCGAGCCGATGATTAAATCATTGTTTCATTTCAATATGGAATTTGGTGTAAATGAGAAATCTAAAGGTGACTTAAGAATTGTTGCCCGTGGCAGTACAGCATTAATACAGAAGGAAGTGCAAAGCCAGAGGTTATTGCAGTTCTTATCAATAGTATCTAACGATCAAGATGCTGGTTATGTGGATCGAATTGGCTTGTTACGGGATATTGCAACAAGTATGGAAATTGATCCGGACGATGTAATTAAGTCAGAAGAGAGGATGCAAGCTGAACAGCAAGCCCAACAACAGCAGTTACTCCAAGCTCAAGCTCAACAAGGAGCAGGCCCAAGCGGTGTTGCGCCTCAAGGCCAAGCCGGAATGGGAAATGCTGGAGCAATTGTTTGATAACCGATTCGATAGTGCTCAGAAACAACTAGAGCAGTCGGATGAGAAAAATTTTAGATTTGAGCAGGGCCGACTCTTAGAGTTACGGTTTTTCTTGAACCTAGAAACGGCGGCTAAGTCCGTCCTAGACAAAGCGCGGCTCCCTAACAGGAATACCGTAATAGATTAATAAGCTAACGAATATCCCATAAGTGGGACTCGACAGGATTATGAAATGGCTAGTAGAAATGACCCAGAGCGACTAGAAGCTGAAGCTAAAGAGTTGTACGAGCAAATGACTAAAAGTAAAGAAGGAACCCCAGAGGCCGATCAGCCTTCAGAGGATACTCCGGACGAACCAGAAGAGTTGCTAGTAGATGCCCCCGATCCCACGGACAAGGCTGAAACCACGGCAGATGAGGACGTAGAAGAAGATTCACAACGCGGCGATACAGAATCTGATGATACGATTGCTTTGCAAAAAGCAGAGAAAGCGATGAAGGGCGCACAGGCGAGAATGACCAAAGCAACCCAAGAAGCGGCTGACTTGAAGCGGCAAAATGCCGACCTGATCAAAAGCCTCACGGAGCTAAAAGGTCAACTTGTGGAATCTAGTAAGGATGAAGGAAAACTGGCACAAATTAGGGAAGACTACCCCGATTTAGCTGGGCCTCTTTTAGACGAGCTTAAGAGAACACAGGATGAAGTAGGTAAAGCTAAGGAAGCTATAGCTAACCAAGAGCAAGCAAAGACTCAAGAGTTAGAGAACCAAGCACATAGTGAGCATTTTGAGAGAATCAGAATGGCTCATCCAGACGTTGATCAGTTAATTGATACTTCGGACTGGTTAAACTGGCTTGAGGACTCAGACTCTCAGACGAAAGAGTGGATTCAAACTGGATCGTCTAATGATGTTAATTCTGTTCTCAATAGGTTTAAAGCTGACATGGGCCAACCAATTTCAACGCCGCAAGAGCAGACTTTAGAAAGGGCAAAACAGGTTGCAGAACCTAAGATGCCTAAGGCTCGAAAGTCTAATTTAAAAGGTGATAAGAAATACTGGACTGTCGATGAGATCATGAAGATGCCAAACAAAGTGTTTGAGAAGCATCAGAGTGAAATCATGAAGGCAATGGAAAGTGGATCGATTCGCCGCTAATCTCTTGTGAGGTAATAAAATGTCTTTTTCACAATTTAGTACGGGTTCTACATCTGAAGTAAACTTTATCCCAGAGGTGTTCTCAAAACTCCTTCAGGCAAAGTTTTACAAAAAATCAATTTTACCCGCGATTTCAAACACCGATTATGAAGGTGAAATCTCCGGCCAAGGCGACAAGGTTATTATCCGTACAGTTCCGGCTGTAACGATCAATAACTATGCTGGCACAATCACTACTCAAGAGCTGACCACAGCTAAAGTAGAGATGTTAATTGACAAAGCTAAGTACTACAGCTTTAAAGTTGACGATGTACTAGCGGCTCAGGCTGACATAAACATGCTTGAAGGTGCATCTACAGATGCGGCTGAAGGTATGCGGATTGCAGTTGAAACCGAAGTACTTGCGGGTGCTATTACTGGCGCTACAAGTATTGGTGCTCAAACGACTATTACTGCCGCCAACATCCTAACCAACATTCTGACTATGTCTAAGCAGTTAGACGAGCTGAACATTCCTGAAGAAGGTCGATTCATCGTTCTTTCTCCTGAGTTCATCAGCTTATTAAAGCAGTCTGAGCTTCGTCAGGCGTACATTACTGGAGATGCTACTTCACCTCTCCGTAATGGACAGGTTGGAATGGTTGACCGTTTTAACGTGTTCCAAAGCAACATGGTATATACCCCAGCCTCTGGTGCTGACTCTGGATATACTCACGTTCTAGCTGGTCATCCTAAGGCTCTTTCTTTCGCGTCACAGTTCACTAACACTGAAACTGTTCGCATGGAAAGCACCTTCGGCGATCAAGTTCGTGGCTTGAAAGTGTACGGATCTAAGGTTGTAACTCCAGATGCACTTTGCGTAGGTAAGTGGACTTAATACTAGTCTGACCCATGAGGGGGAGGAAACTCCCCCTTTTTAGGAGATCAAATGAAATCCGCAACAAAAAAAGACGAGATATTTGCTAAGGCAAAAGAAGACTTCGATGTAAAGCTTGATCGCAGGCTAACGCTTGCACAGCTAGAGGAACAGGTTAAACAGTTGGCTCGCAATAAAGCTAACCCGCCTCCCAAAGAAGAAGCCCTCGTCCCTAAACGAGTAAGAAATGTAATCACAGGAAATGAGTTTGATTACAATTCGCTTTTTAAAAATAACCCCGATTTACAGATAATCGAATGGGAGAGAGACGATGGCAACAACTAAAGTTGTAGATATTTTAGATCGGGCTGGAATTATCCTACAAGATAATACTAATGTTCGATTTCCCAACGAAGAGCTTTTAAAGTTCTTTAATGACGCGCAGAAAGAAGTTGTACTGCATAGACCAGATGCAAAGATGGTAAACACTACCTTCGCTTGCGCCACTGGAAGTAAGCAGACATTGCCTTCAGCCGCGTTAAGATTGATTGAGGTAGTCCGAAATGTAGGTGGGCGAGCAATTACACAAGTACAGCGGCGCATACTTGACGAGACTTTACCTAACTGGCATGAGACAGCGGCTGGAACCAACAAGATTGAACATTTTGTTTATGACCCTGCCGATCCTAAGAATTTTTACGTTTATCCTAAAGCGGCAAGTGGCACTCACTCTTTGGAGATAGTGTTTAGCTCCTCTCCTTCAGAGATAGCTATTTCCAACTTTGTGACCGACACAAGCGTAATTAGTGTAGATGATGTCTACGCTAACTGTTTGCTGGACTATGTCCTGTATCGCTCATACCAGAAGGATTCAGAGTTCGCTGGAAACGCTCAGAGAGCCATGATGCACTATCAGAGCTTTGCTACTGCTTTGGGCATTAAGACTCAAGCAGACTCAGCCACAACCCCAGTCCCCACACTATAAGGGTAGCGGATAATGAAATATTCTGATTTTTCTCTATATGTCCGGCCTGAAGTTCAAGGTGCTCCCGATTTTGTAATCGAACGGGCGGTAAGAGATTCAGCTATAGATTTCTGCGCTAGAACAGATGTCTATATGCCAGAGCCTGAGTTTATTACTGTTATTGCAGGAGTAAACGAGTACGCGGTTAGCTTACCGACAAGTACTGAGCTAAATCATATTTTAGATGTCTTTAAAGACAAATCGGCAT